CAGGACGGTCGCCTGGAAGATGGTAGTCTTCCCTGGTCACGGGAATCTGCCGATGTGGTTGTCTGAGTTTCATCCGTCAGCGGTAGGCTGCTGGCTGAAGACTACAGGTGGAGCTCCGACACTGCTCGGTATCTGTAACTGGGAGCCTTGGCTGTACTGGTGCGGCGACAAAGGTGCGCTGGGTGGGAGCGATGTCATCAAGTCGAGGGTGGGCACACCGTATGAGCGGGGAAGTAATGCGGCTGCGTCGAGTGCCCATCCGACTGCGAAGCCGGTCGATCTGATGCAGGGGCTGGTCAAGAAGCTGCGTTGTGAGGTGGTGCTGGACCCGTTCGCCGGAAGCGGGTCAACCTTGTTGGCTGCTAAGAATCTGGGGAAGAAAGCAATCGGCATCGAGATTGAGGAGAAGTATTGCGAGCTCGCAGCTGAACGCTGTGCTCAGTGCTCACTCGACCTGGAGGGGTGATGGCAGACGTTAACTATGTGATGAGGGTGCTGGCCGGCGTATCGATGCTGCCACTCGAAGAGTGTACCGATCATGCATCTGAATGGCGCCGTGACATAGCGCGAGCCGTCGAGGAGTTGGATACTACGCCGAGGTTGCCGGCTGACGATGCATTACGTTTCAACGGGAAGGGTGAACGAATCAGCGAGGAAGCACTCCAGGCCAAGCTAGGAGACATCGTCGCGTCTTGGCCGTCATGGGAACAGGAGAAGAGGCGTTATGGCAGGAGCGAAACTTACCCGACTTATAGGCCGCAAACTTACAAAATACGGAGAGGATGAAGTCTGCGCATTGTACCTGAAGAAAGGCTCTGTGAGGAAGCTGCTCAAGGCGATGCCGAAGGAAGTGGGGACGATGAGTCATGGCGTCTTCTATGCATGGCTGAACGAGAGCCCTGAGCGTTGGAGCAAGTGGCAATCTGTCCAGGAGATACGAGCCAACCAGTGGGCTGAGGAGGCTCTCGAGATTGTGGACGCAGCTGACGATGACAACGTCCAGGTCGCTCGGCTCAGGAGCGATATGCGGAAGTGGCTGGCTGAGAAGTTCAACCGGAATCAGTACGGCAAGCCTGAGCTCGTCGCAGCTATCGGTATCCAGATCGGTGACGAGTTCCTGAGCAGCTTGAAGAAGGTCGAAGAGATGGCTAGTGAGCGAGATGCTAAGGCCAAGCTCGCAGCAGAGGTGACGGTGGCCGAGGCCGAGTTCGAGGTCGCGGAGGAGTACGACGATCCATACTGCCGGGATGGGATAGATGAGTGAGGCGGTCGGGGGCGATTCGCAATGACCGTGACCCTCACCCAGAATGATGTGTGTCGAGCTGTGTCGGTCGCGACATTCCATACGCTACGCTGTGTGCTTCTCGGTGCCATGCCCAAGCACAACCAGGACGTAAAGAAGCGACTCGACGACACACTGGCCGGATACCTCAGCGAGGTCGCGGCGGCGAAGCTGCTGGGCTTACCATGGCCGCAAGAGCATACGCTATCCTGGGACGGTCGCGACAAAGGTGATCTCATCATGCCCGATGGTCAATTGATCGAGGTCAGGGGTAGCTTGAACCCGAACGCTCGCTACTTGTTAGGATATAAAGGCGATCTTCCGGATAGGACGTACGTCATGGTGACCGCCACGCCAGAGCAGTTTGAGTTTAAGGTGCAGGGCTGGATTCGGGGTGAGGATATGATGGATGAATCGTTTTGGTATGACCGCGTGGGCGGCAGACCCTGCTACTGGGTTCCGTTCTCGAAACTGCATGACATGGCAACACTCGGTGTTCGGTCAGGGAAAGGGTAGTCGAGGAGTAGTGAGTGGGACTCGACACCTCGCGCTGGCTGTGGTGCTGAGAGCGGTAAAGGATATGCAAAAGCTCGGGGCAACGACTACGACAGCTCCTAGTCGGAGTGAATGCGTCGACGCTGTTGTCTGGCTAGGATCGGCCCATGCGGCTGTCTGGTTCGACGTAGCCGATGTGAGCCAGCTTAACGTGCTCTGGAACAACGAGTGGGTGAGGTACGCAGGAGCCGCACTAGACGGCGTTGAGCTCGACACAGAAGAGCGTCAGCTGCTTCAGGATGGGGTGAAGGTGTTCGGGAGCCTAAAGGCTAGGTATGACAATGGGTTTTGAGCCTTCTCCCACCCACCGCCCCCGAACAGATGCGCGGGCGCGAGAACGGATCGGCCCGAAACGCCGTAAGTCGTTGTGCCGCATGGGTTTAGGTCCGTGGAACTAGAACCGTGCGACCAAACCAGTTCAGTGCTCGAGATGTCCAGTTATGCAGGATCGATGCATGAAGACGCAGGCGCAGGGCAACATAATATCTCGCGGTTTATGCACGATCCCGTAAGTCGTTGCGGTGCATGGACTTCAGATGTTCCCCAGGTTAACATAATGGATATTATACGAAGCTGGGGTCTTTTTCGGCCAGATCGGGGGGAAAAGACCCCCCCCGCGAAAAAACGAGGCCGGCCAAATTGAGTCGGTCATCACGCACAGATTCCCCCAAAATTTAGGAGAAAATTATGGTAGCAAATGGATTGGATGCCCTAGACGTAGCTGAGAAGTTACGAGGCCGGCGCAAATTTTTTCCTATCGGTGATCCAGACCGGAATCTGCTAGTCATGGCGTACACTGCTATCGAGGAGCTCTTGACAGCGGAATCGATCCAGGAACGGCTCCAGGACCAGGGCGTAAAGCTGACCAAAACGCAGCTCGAAAAGCTGGGTTTAGGCGGCTAGGGTTGCGGACACCTGTTCCCGACACCTTTCTAGACACCTAGCGTCGAGTGTTAGGCCCTGTATCTATGCGGTCTTTGCGGTATCACGCAACGGGGATGTAGACACCTTTGCGGACACCTGTTGCGGACAATAGTAACTAAGTAATTCTTAAAGAACTAAATAAGAACCGGAGAGTCTGCACGATTTGACGAACTGCTACTCTTTGTGGCATAGTGTTAGACAACGGGGATTCCGCATGAAGCTGACAACGAACAAACGCAACCGGATGAATGCGAGCTCTTTTGCTTTGCCTGAGAGCCGAGCCTATCCGATCAACGACCGAGCTCACGCGAGAAATGCATTGGCTAGGCTTCACAACGCTACGCCATCCGAGCAGAAACAAATCAAGCGAGCAATCGATCAACGCTATCCCGGCCTACGCGATAAGGGTAAACGTGGATGACGCTCAAGGCGCGATACTCGGGCGTCTGTCATAACTGCGACAAGTCGATAGAGTTGGGTGACGTTATCCGGCAGGATTATGACAACGTGAGAAAAGGCTGGCGAGCGGTGCATGGCGATTGTGCCGATCCAGCCCAAGGGAAAAACGATGCCCTATAGGCTCAGGGGCAAGGTAGTTGAGATCAAGCGACCTTCTGGCTGGGTGCCACTCAAGGCTCACCGCACCCAGGAACTAGCGCAGAAACATCTTAGGGCGCTCAAACAGAACGTCAGGCATACGCCTTTCCGGCAACCTCGGAAGCGGAAGAAAAAATAATGCACCAAGGCAGACCACACTTTGATCCTATGCAGGATTTGCCCGAAGACGGCTGGACGAGTTTTCAGGGCATCCCCCATAAATTCCCGACAGGCGACGAGCCGCTCGAACTCACACTGGAATACGAAACCGGCCCAGAAGAAGCTCCTGGATTACTGGAATCGCTTTCCGATCCAGACGCTCCGTTCCGAGCTCGCGAAGAAGACCCGGACGAGGACAGCCTTTGGCGTAAAGCGCGGAGGCTGGTCGAGCCGGAAGGGCTAGGTGAAACAGGAGCTCTCGTAGGGGCTGGGTTTGTGCCTGGCCTGGATATTGGTATTGATTTGGTAGATCTGACAGCCGCTATCCAGGACAAGGATCTGTCCAGAGGGCTGTGGGCGTTGGCCGGCTTAGGGCTTCCCATCGCCGGTCGTTCCCTAAAAGAGCTCGTCGGAGGGCTGGAGTTCTTCAGACGTAAAGCTAAGAAGATCGAAGGCACTCGAGCTCCGCACCCAGATCAGCCGAATCCACAAGCTGGCGCATCCGGCAATATGCAGCCAACTGAGCTGAGTGAAGAGTTCGCTAATAATCCTACTGCACAGAGGATGATCGACGAGCAAATACAGGCCGGTATGAAGACAGGCGGTCACAAGTGGTACGAAACCGGCGGTATGTTCGAGGCGATGCCGCCAGGATCGCCTGGCATGACGTTCGATGAAATGCAGGTAATGGGCGGTGCGCTCTCTCCAAGATCGTCAGTACCGACTGAGCTCATGTTCACATCTGTTGTGAATTTTGCGAGACAAAACAACATACCCCTAGACGAAGCCCAGCGGATTTTCAAAGGTGTCTATCCAGCTGGTATGTTCCGTAGTCCTGTAGGCATGAGCAGCTTTTTCGATACCGCCACAAGACAGGCTGATGCAGGGTTTCTGTCTCCTCGATCAGCCACAGCGGGTCCAGCCCTGAGTACAGGATCATGGAAGACCCCAGCCTATAGCAGCGGAAGAGCGGGAAGAGGAAGCCTCGATATAAATTTGGCTGGAGGTCTGCCGCCAATCGACGCCCATGAAATACGAAGTATCAATCACATTATCCAACAAGATCCCAAACTCATCGACGCAGCGATGAGTTCGAGATATAAGGGTGTGTTAGAAGACCCTAAACTTTTCGATACGAACCGCTTTAGTCAGAGCGACTATTTTTTCAATCCAGAGGGCGGTGTAGGGTTGCTGACGAACGCGCCGACTTATCAAAACTTCGCTCGACCCTATTTGAACGCTGCAAGACGATTCAATCTGCCTACGGCACAATCTGCTCAAGGAGCTCGGTGGGAAGGCGGCAGAAGCCTCGGTATCTCTGTCCCGGATACGCCCCCATCTACGTTCCAGGGGTTGACCGAGCGAGCGGTGAGAGAAGGGAACTGGCTCTCCAACCAAGGATATGGCAATATCGGAAACATAACTGGCGGCTATGACGATACAGCTCAAGGGCTGCTGAAATACTTTCAAGATGTAAGAGAAGGGAGGCGGTTTATACCGCTGCCCCGTCCAGCCGCATCCTTTATGCGCTGACGCTCGATGAGCTACGTCGAATCGCAGTTACTCATGCGGGACGATCCCGTATTGTTTGTGGAGGGGCTCCTGGGCGCCAAGCCCGATCCCTGGCAAGCCGAGGTGTTGGCTGCGGTAGCCGAAGGAGCTCGCGGTGTCAGTATTCGCTCAGGTCACGGCGTAGGTAAGACGAGCTGCTTGTCCTGGCTGGCTTTGTGGTGGATTTCTACGCATTACCATGCGAAGGTAGTGATGACCGCCCCAACCTCGGCCCAGCTGCAGGATGCGTTGCTGCCAGAAACGAAAGCATGGCTGAAGCAAGCGCCAGCCGGCTATCGAGATCTGTTCAACGTCAAAGCGGATCGTATCGAGCTCATCGCAGACCCTGAACGCAATTTTATATCTGCTAAGACTTCGAGAGCTGAACAGCCAGATGCGCTCCAGGGCGTACACGCCGATTCTGTGCTGCTGATCTGCGACGAAGCGAGCGGTGTGCCCGAACAGGTCTATGAATCTGCCGGTGGATCTATGTCAGCGCATCGAGCGTCTATGGTTCTGGCCGGTAACCCGGTCAGGAGCTCAGGCTATTTCTACGACACCTTCCATAAGCTGGCGTCGACCTGGAGAACATTCCATGTGTCTTGCGTTGACACTGGCCGCGTGTCGAAAGAGTACATCGAGGAATGCCGGCTACGCTACGGCGAAGAGAGCAACGTCTATCGAGTGCGGGTCTTGGGCGAGTTCCCCAAAGGCGACGACGATACCGTCATCGCACAGGAGCTCATAACCGAAGCTGTCAGCCGTGACGTTGAGCCAACCCAGTTCGGACCCGTGATCTGGGGCGTAGATGTCGCACGGTTCGGTATGGACTCCTCCGCGCTTTGTAAGCGAAAAGGAAACGCTGTCACTGAACCGATCCGGCTGTGGCGTAATTTGGACACTATGCAATTAACGGGAGCAGTGAAGGCCGAGTACGATTCGACTGATCAACAGCCACTAGAAATCTTTGTCGATTCTATCGGGCTAGGCGCTGGCGTAGTGGATCGACTGCGCGAGCTCGGACTGCCAGCTTACGGGATCAATGTTGCTGAGAGCCCAGCGATGGGCACCCAGTACATGAATCTGCGCTCCGAGCTCTGGTATAAAGCTAAGGCGTGGCTCGAAGGCCGCGATGTGAGGCTTCCTCGAGATCCGATATTGAAAGCCGAGCTCTCTACTGTGCGATATAGTTATACGTCGAGTGGGCGCGTGAAAATCGAATCGAAGGGCGAGCTCAAGAAGCGGGGAGTGGCAAGCCCAGACTCGGCTGACGCATTTGTGCTGACCTTCGCTAGTGACGCAGGAACCGCAATCGGGGGCAGGAGCTCGAGGCGCCCTGGCAAACTGAAACGGAATTTGGCAGGAGTAATTTAGGGGGCTCACGCCAGTGAGGTGTGGGATCTTACGGCGTAGCTTAAACGACCACAGGGATTCATCTTCCACTCTGCCCCGGAAGCCCGGCGCCCCTGAGTGTTTCGGTTTTTGACAGAATTTGATCTAGAAGGGTATGTTATCAGTGGGGCAGGGGATTGGAGCACGATCCTTGGCATACATCGACGAGGCTGAGACTGAAGCCGGCGTAGGGATGACCGAAGAGGAGCTCGAGAGCTCCGTTCGTTCAGCTATCGAAGACGCCATTCAGTATATCGATGACGAGATCTCGCCTATCCGGGCTGAGTCCACCAAGTACTATCGCGGCGAACCGTTCGGTAATGAGGTGCCTGGCCGAAGCCAGGTGGTCAGCCGAGATGTGCGCGATTCCGTACAGGCCGTGTTGCCCTCCATGATGAGGGTGTTTTTCGGATCTTCTAAGGCGGTCGAGTTCGTTCCCCGGAACGCCAGCGATGTGGCTATGGCAGAACAAGCCACAGACTATACGAATTACATCCTCCAATCCGATAACGACGGCCTCGAGATTTTCTATAGCGTCTTCAAGGACGCTTTAATGAATCGAGGTGGGTTCGTAAAATGGTGGTGGGACGATTCCGTAACCGTACATACACACACATTTGAAGGGCTCGACGAGGGATCGTTAGGGCTGGTGCTCCAGGAAGAGGGAGTCGAAGCTGTTTCGGTTGTCGGTAAGCCAGAGCCTGGTATTAGCGAAGAGCAGATGATGCAGCTCGAAGCTCAAGGTCAGCCGGTTCCGCAGCTGTATGATGTGGAAGTCAAACGCAGCACAAAGCGCAACCGCGTCAAACTCGAAACGATGCCGCCAGAAGAGTTCTTCGTAGATGCGGCAGCTACCTCGCTCGACGATTGCCAGATTTGTGGACATCGCACAATGGCTACGGTGAGCTCGCTTGTCGCGTTAGGCTACGACCAAGAGATGCTCGAAGAGCACCTGACCGATGAAGTTGGGTTCATCGATAGCCAAGAATACATCGCCAGGACTTCGTATCCAGACACTCGCAGCCCATTATCAGCTTACGAAAATAGGCGCGTTCTCTACGTTGAAGCATGGACCTATATCGACTTCGATGGGGACGGTATAGCCGAGCTCCGGAGAGTCTGCACGATAGGCGAAAACTATGAAATCGTGAACAACGAATCGGCTATCAGTATTCCGTTTGCCGTGTTCAACGCAGATCCGGAGCCGCACGTTTTCTTCGGCTCCGATCTGGCCGATCTGACTAAAGACATACAGAGAATCAAGTCAGCTACAATTCGCGGTATGCTCGACAGTTTGGCGTTCAGCCTCTATCCGCGAATGGGTGTGGTGGACGGGATGGTGGACCTAGACGATGTGATGAACGATGAGCCTGGCGCGATCATCCGGATGCGCCAGCCCGGTATGGTTACGCCCTACACTGTGCCGTTCCTAGGCAAAGATGCATTCCCCATGATCGCATACCTGGATCAGATGAAAGAATCCAGGACCGGCCAGACGGCTGCATCACAAGGGCTGGATCCGGATGTGCTGCAATCGACTACCCGGGCAGCTGTCCAGGCGACAGTGAAAGGAGCCGAACAGCATCTCGAACTCATGGCTCGACTGTTCGCGAATGGCTTCAAGCGTATGATGAAGGGGATCCTGGAATTGGTGATCACACACCAGGACAAAGAGCGTATGATCCGATTACGCGACGAATGGGTGCCGGTAGATCCTCGAGTGTGGGACGCTTCCATGGACTGCGAAGCGTCCGTAGGGCTCGGTAGTGGGATGACAGACGAGAAACTTGCAGTGCTCGCTAATGTTGCCGGACAGCAGAAAGAGATTCTGGAAAAGCTCGGGCCAGATAATCCACTGGTAGGATTAGGCCAGTTCCGCAACACGCTCGCTAAGATGCTCGAAGTGGCTGGGTTCAAGGATTCTAACCAGTTCTTCAAGCCGATCCCGATTGATTGGACGCCGCCCCCTCCGCAGCAGCCTCCTGAGCCGTCAGTAGAAGACAAGATGCTTCAAGTGCAGATGGCTGACATCCAGAGCAGAGCCCAGATAGAGCAGCAGAAACTCCAGCTGGCTGCGATGAAACAGCAGCAGCTCGACGAACGTGAATCTGCCCGGATCGCTGGCGACCTCGCTATACGCGAATTTACGGCTGAAGAGAAATTCCAGAACGATGTCGACCTCGAGATTGTGAAAGCTAATCTGAGGGAAGGCTTATGAGCCTGACACCGGAGATGAAGGCTAGGCGAGCTCAGGAGATCCTGACAGATGATGTCTTTTTGGAAGTTGTCGAGAACGCTAAATCCAGTTTTGTCGCCCAGTGGTCTTTGACCGAACTGAACGACATGACAACCCGGGAAAGCCTATACCATCAGTGCCGTGGCCTTGACGAAGTTTTAAGGCATCTGCGAACATTGATTAACGACTGGACCGTAGACAAGAAACGCAAAAAGAAGATGAGGACGTAATGATATGAGCGAACTTGTAGCCACAGAAAGACCAGAACGTAGTGGCCCACGCTCTATGGGTGAGATTCAGGACGAGCTCACCCAGGCGCTCACCGGATCTGATGAGCTACCGCAAGAGGATTCTTCTCAGGAAGAGCTACCTTCGAGCGATTCATTAGAGGTAGAGCAACAGCAGGATGCCGAGTTAGCCGATGACTCGGTGGTGGACGAGCAACCAGTTGATGAACCGGAAGGCGAGCTATCCGAAAACGACCAGCCGCTCTACACCATCAAGGCAGATGGTGAGGAGAGTGTGGTGTCGCTCAACGAACTCGTCGCCGGATACCAACGCGGCGCTACGTACACACAACGCACTCAGGAGCTCGCGACAGAGCGGCATACGCTGAACGAACAACTTCAGAATTTGCCAGCTCAAGAGGCGGCCCTGAGTCAGACGTACCAGCAGTACCAGGGGGTGCTGCAGCAACTTCGAGGTCAGATGGAGGCAGCGAATCAACCAGCTAATATGGATTGGACGGCTCTCGAAAGAGAGAATCCGGTCCAGTATCTGCAGCTCAGAGAACTAGAGCGGCAGCGAGCTGGCGAGATTCAGGCTGTGGTCGCGGAACAGCAACGAATGCAAGGTATAATGGAGCAGCAGCGTAAGCAGAAGCTCGAGGAGCATTTGGTTGTTCAGCGAGGTCGGATACTCGAAAAAATTCCTGAATGGTCTAATGGTGATGTTCAAGCTGAAGATCAGCGGAAACTGATGGAGTACGGACAGATGGAAGGCTACTCTGCGGGGGAGCTCAGTAAGCTGTACGATGCTCGGGCAGTTGTGATACTGCGAAAAGCTATGCTCTACGATCAGCTGACAGGTGGCGAGAAAATCACTGAGGCCAAGTCTAAAATCGGCAGCGTCAGAGGTGGCAGTCGCGAGACTACGCGCCGGACGCGCACCCGCAAACAGAACGCACAACGGCAGAAGCTGAGACTGACCGGTAAGGTCGATGACGCTGCTCCGTTGCTTGCTGATCTGCTTGCGGAATAACTATGGAGATAATTGAAAAATGGCTGTTGTTGCCAATACCTTCCTCACCTATGACGCCAAAGGGATTCGAGAAGATCTATCTGATTTAATTGCAGATATTTCTCCGACACAGACTCCCTTTCAGAGCAACATAGGCACCCGGGAGGCCGAGAACAGCTACTTCGAGTGGCAGACTGACAGCTTGAGTGCTGCCAGCGCGACTCCGGTAGTTGAAGGTCAGGATCTGAGCTCGTATACGGCGGTAACGCCTACGGTACGGCTCGGCAATTACGCCCAGATAAATATGCGGGACTTCATTATCAGTGGCACCGAACAGGTGGTCCGGAAGGCTGGGCGTCAGTCCGAAGTGGGCTACCAGGCCGCTAAGGCAGCTAAAGAGCTCAAGCGCGACATTGAGACAGCTTGCCTACTGAACGGAGTGGGCGCTAACGCTGGTGCTACGGCTACGGCCCGCATTACGGCTGGATTCCCGTGCTGGTTGAAAACCAACGAAACTTCTACGAACGTGACCGCGCCTAGTTACTCGGGCTCGACTCCGACAGGTGCTTCGGAGGTGTGGAAGTCTTTCGGGACGCCTACAGCGTTTACGGAAGCTATGCTCAAGACCACGATGCAAGAGGCTTTTGTGTCAGGCGGCGAGCCTCGGATGCTGATGGTGTCCCCTTTCAACAAAACTGTTGTGAGCGGATTCAGTGGCATCGCTTCTAGCCGGTACAACGTAGACGGCGCGGAGCCTTCGGTCATAATCGGTGCCGCAGATATTTACGTGTCAGATTTTGGTAATCTGTCCGTTGTGCCGAACCGTTTCTTCACTACGGTGATCGACGCTGGTGCTGGTTCAACGTATAACGATTGGGCATTTCTGATTGACACTGACGAGGTGTCGATTGCCACTTTGCGACCATACCGCATCGAGCAGTTAGCCAAGTCTGGTGACGCTGATAAGCGGATGGCGCTATCTGAGTGGGGCTTGCAAGTGAACAACGAAGCCGCCCATGGCGTTGTTGCTGGAATCACAGCAGCGTAATTCTCAACCTGTAGAGGGGGTGAGGGCGTGAGCCCTCGCTCCCTTTGCCGGGAGCATTATGGCAATAAAAAAAGAACGATTGCTGTCGTATGATGAGGTTACCGGACGAACGGAAATTTATCATTACGATGCTCTCGAAGACCGAAGCATTGTCGAAACAGTGCAAGACATCGAGCCGATTCTGATCCAGAATCTCGCTGAGTACAACAGCTTCGATGAGAACGCCAGATTCGGAAGTCCTTTAAGGCAGTCCCAGGAGACATTTCATCACGTTGGTCGCATTCCGAATGTGATCCTCGAGCAAATGCCAGCTGAGATGCGCCAGGGCATCATGTCAGGTAAAGGGCTGCAAGGTAAAGCCTGGAAGCGTTGGATCAACGATCCCAATAACCGGATGTTCCGGACGCGGCCTGGTAGGGTCTAATGGCGAATATCGGAACCTACGCCCAGCTGCAAACTGAAATCGCGAATTGGTTGGATCGCACTGATCTGACATCGCAGATTCCTACGTTTATCGAGCTCGCAGAAGCCTCATTCAATCGGACCATCCGCGCTCCGGATATGATCCTGAAGAATGACAGCTTTTCGATCAGTGGTCAGTACAACACGCTTCCCTCAGACACCCTAGAAATTATTCGCATTGTGGTTGATGTGCAGCCTGTGATCGTCCTCGAGTATCTCACGCCAGGGGATCTCTCCGAGCTCCGAGCTACGATGACCGGGACAGGGAAGCCCTACTATTTCACGTTGGTCGGGGGTTCGAGCAACCAGCTGGAAGTGCTGCGCTCTCCAGACCAGACGTACACTTCATCGATTATCTATTACACCCGCATAGCTGCACTAACGGACTCGGCTACGACAAATTGGTTGTTGACCGCTAATCCGGACATTTATCTGTTCGGAGCTCTAGTAGAAGCGGAGCCCTATCTGAAGAATGACGAACGGATGCCGTTGTGGAGCAATCGCTTGGATAAAGCCCTCACTACTCTCCGTTTGCAGAGCGGGCGCGAGCTCCACAGTGGGTCGTCGCTTCGTATGCGAGCTCGAGTGCTAGGATAACTTTATGGCTAACCCAACGACCAATCTGAGTATGACCAAGCCCACCGTTGGTGGGTCAACCGATACCTGGGGCACAACGCTTAACGAAGAGGTTGTTGATGTTATCGATGCTGTGTTTGCCATTGGCGGCACAGATGTCACCATGTCTGACATCAAGTTCAATAGCGTTGGTCTTCAGGAAACAGGTGCTGGCACTGACACGATCAAGATCCAGGCTCCTTCAGCAGTCACCCAGTACACGCTGACTATGCCTGGCGCTGTCGGTGCGTCAGGTCAGATACTCAGAACCTCGGACGCTTCAGGGACATTGGCATGGGTGACCGATGAAGAAGGTGATCTGAAATCTGTAGCTGACGCTACGAACGGCGGGCTCGATGTCACGAATGGCACCGGCCCGGATGTTACCCTGGCAGTCGATTTCAATGATTTAGCAGCTGCGGTTGTAGATGTGGCAGCTGATTCGATTGGAATCCTCGATGCGACTGATAACGATACCAAAAAAGAAACGATTGCTGACCTGGTATCTGCGATGGGCGGCACCGGGCTAACCGGGGCGAGCGGCCAACTCAGTGTGGACGCAGCTCAAACTCAGATTACCTCTGTCGGAGCTCTCGATGCCGGGAGTATAACGTCTGGCTTTGGTGCAATCGACAATGGCTCAAGTGCGATCACAACTACGGGAACCGTATCAGCGACTACGCTCGCCGGGACGCTTTCTACGGCCACCCAAAACAGTGTAACCACTGCTACGGGCCTAGTAACTGTTGGAGCTCTCAATTCGGGCTCGATAGCGTCCGGATTTGGCAACATCAACAACGGCAGTAGCTCGATAACAGGCGGTGCTGCTTCGTTCACAACTATTTCCGGATCTACAAGTTTGGCCTTGGCTACCGGGGCTACTGTAACCGGGATAGATAATGGAGCTCTGGGATCTAGTGCTACGTTATTGGCGACCCAGGGAGCGGTTAAAACGTATGTCGATGCCCAAGTAGGCTCTTTCGATACGCTCGCTGAAGTGCTCGCTGCTGGGAATACAACCGGCTCGACCGACATCGTTGTTACTGCTGGTCAAAAGATCACAACTGATACGGTATCGGAAACTACAGCTGCTGCTGGTGTCACGATTGATTCCGTTCTACTGAAAGACAATACAGTAACAGCGACCACGTTTACTGGAGCTCTTGCTGGCAATGCTAGTGGGACTGCGGCCACAGTAACTTCTGGGACTCAGGCTGCGATTACGACCGCTGCGAACCTGGTCACTGTTGGAGCTCTCAATTCGGGCTCGATAGCGTCCGGATTTGGAACCATCAATACCGGATCGTCTGCGATAACTGGTGGTGCTGGCTCATTTACGACAATCAGCGGAAGCACAAGTCTGGCGTTAGCGACAGGTGCTACCGTCACTGGAATCGACAACGCGACACTAGCTACGGGATCAGCCACACTGCTTGCCACCCAGGGTGCAATTAAGACCTATGTGGATGCCCAAGTCGGAGCAGCCGACTCGCTGTCTGAAGTGCTTGCGAACGGCAACACCACAGGTTCGACAAACATCATTGTGTCGGCCAGCCAGAAAATCACTACTGACACGATTGACGAGACTACGGCTGCGGCCGGTGTCACGATTGATTCGGTTCTTCTGAAGGATAATGTGGTCACCGCGACCAGCCTGGCCGGCACCCTGACCACTGCCGCCCAGACCAATATCACCTCGGTCGGTGCGTTAGGGGGTGGCAGTATTTCGTCAGGATTCGGGGCCATCGACGTTGGTAGCTCCAACATTGACGGCGGCACGATCACGGCAGATACCGCACTGGTTGGCACACTATCCACTGCTGCCCAGGGCAACATCACCAGCCTCGGCACGATTTCGAGTCTGGTAGCGACGACCGCCGACATCAACGCAGGCACCTTCGACGGCATCGTGGGTGGGACAACGCCCGCCGATGGCTCGTTCACCACGCTCTCAGCTTCGTCCACGCTCGCGGTCGGCGGGGCCGGGACCGCTTATATCCAAAGTTTATCTTCGGGTGCGTTCATCTCGGGAGGAGGCTCAGGTCATTCGTTCGCCACATACATCAATACCGACCTCCGAGGTGCGTCTGGGGACACCTCGCAACTAGCACTACTGTATGTCCAAGGGTCGATTCTCACCCATGCCACATCAGAGACGGTCACCAATGTATCGACGGTAAGCATCGCTGAACCCAACATAACTAAAGGTTCAGGCTCCACGGTCACGAACGCCACAAGTCTCAGGATAATGGGTGCCCCCACCGAGGGAGGGACTAACCGCGCCCTGTGGGTTGTGGGTGGCCTAGCGGAGTTCGACGGCGAAGTGGAGATCGCGGGCAACGTCGGGATCGGGCAGTCGCCGGGTTCTAATGCGCTGATGGTCACAGAAGCCGACTCAGGTGTATATGCCGCTTCAATTACACATAGTCACGCGTCGAACGGTTACGGGGTTTTAATTACTGCGGGTGACGATGCGAACGTCAGCGCCCTACTTGTCCGCAACGCCAGCGCGTCGAACCTGTTCTCCGTGGATGGTGCGGGGAACGTCGCTGTCACGGGCACCAGCACCCTCGCGGGCAAACTTCAGGTAGCTGACACAGGGAACACTACCGTAGCTGGCATTGGCCTTAACGGGACGACGAACGGGTTCAGCCTGCCGACTACGAACACGATGAGCATCATCACCAACAGTGTTACGGCCATTTCGATTGACGGCAGTCAAGACGTTACGATGTCCTCCGCCCTCGCTGTCACGGGCACCAGCGCCTTCACGGGCAACGTCGGGATCGGGGGGTCTGCTGCTGCTAACAACGCCCTTATCACGGTCAACGCCTCCTCGGGCAACAGTGCCGTAGACTTCACCCATTCCCACGCGACCAACCCCCGTGGAGTGGATTCGCGGTTGCGCACCCAACAACCGCACCGCGTGGTTCTTCCGTGGTGGCGATTCGGCGCTCATCCGCACCACCCTCTGGTCTGACGGCGGCGCCACGTTCACGGGTGCGGTTGATGCAGGTCTACTCACTGATGCGGGCGGCGACCAACTGAATCTGCTCGGCTCCGACGCGGACTACATTGAGATGCAGTGGAAGAGTGCCACCAACGCCAACCTTGCGATGATCCGCGCACACTACAATGGTGGCAGTTCCAGCTTTATGAGCTTAGAGGTCGATGGCGCTCAATACATGTCGCTTCAGAAATCCACGTTAAGCGTTAATGTTGCCAAGGATCTCGCCGTCACGGGCACCAGCACCCTCACGGGCAAGGTCGGGATCGGGCAGTCGCCGTCAGGGGCGCAGTTGGAGGTTAGGACGAACACGACCGAAACCAACGTGCTGGCTCTCAGGTCCGGTACGTCGGAGATTCCTTCGGGGATCTATATCAATTACACGAGTGCGGCACCGAACAACACAGTCAGCGAGTTTCTCTACTGCTCAGACAACACCGCCGTCCGTGCTACGATTATGTCCGATGGTGGCCTCAAGAACTACCAGAGCAATAACGCCGATCTCTCAGACGAGCGGCTGAAGGTCATCCACAACCCCACGGCATCAAAATGGGACGCTCACGCGGCTCTTGAGATTGTCGATTATCACTACACTGAGTCACCCGATACGCGGCTATTAATCGGAGTCGGTGCGCATCAGGCAGGAGAGTGCGACGAGCGGTTGTGCGCCACCGATGGATGGGATACAGGCAGCGAGAAGTATCACGCAGTCTACACCAAGGACCTCTCGTTCTACACGATGAAAACCGTGCAAGAATGTCAGGCCCGCATTGAGGCGCTTGAAGCCGCGCTCGCGGCAATGTGATCTAACAACTCGGAAGGACAGAAATGGCAATCTCATTTTCATGGCGCTTCGAGGCTCTGAAGGTCGAACTTGGCCCGGACGCTGACGACCATACGGACATCGTGTACAGCATCAATTGGAGGCTGATCGCGGACGATGGCGAGGGCCACAACGCTCAGGCGTTCGGCACCGTGTCCGTCGCGCCGTGGGAGGAAGGAGAGCCTTGGATTCCATACGCTGACATCCAAGAATCTGATGTGCAGGGATGGACTGAGGAGGCGCTAGGCACTGTCGAACTCGCGGCGATTACAGCGCGGCTGGACGCGAACATCGCGGAACAGGCCACGCCTACGCATGAGACTTACTACACGATGCCGTGGGACGAAGATGGGGATTGAACGGGAGGGTTTGACTATAGAAGTGCTGCCCCCTCTGTGGCAGAATGGAGGATAGCGTGGGCGAGCTCTTGGCGCTCCTGGCTATCCCCGCTGCAGGGGGCGCTGCGTGGGCTGGAGTCAAATCTGGACTCAACGGAGCGAGGCAGTCAATCGCTCAGATTGAACGAATTGTTAACCGTTTAGACGAGAAGGTAGACACTCATGGCGAAAGAATTAGCAGACTTGAAGTCGAAACCGACAATCTCAAATCCCGTGATTGAAGGGGCAGACATGGCTACTACGACAAGTTCCGGGTCAGGAAACGGCGAGCTCATTATGGATGAGCGGGTGCCGCTTACCCTGGAACAGGCGGTCAGCTTGAGAAATCTGTTCCAGGCGAAGAAAGAGCGGATAGATGGAGTGCAGAACATAGATGCAAGCATCGAGCTCGCATATCAGATGCTCGGCATCCAGGGCCGTGAAATTATTGCCGGCGAGCTCGGTGACGATAATCCGCATCTGATGCTTAAAGCAGCTGAAACCAACGGCGCGATACAATAATGCCGGCAGCTGAGTTCGTTCCTCTTCAATTTGAGCCTGGCGTCTGGAAAAACGGTACGCTCTACCAAGCTCGAGGACGGTGGTATGATGCCGATCTCATGCGTTGGAGTGTGGGCGCACTTGGACCTGTCGGCGGCTGGCGTCCATGGGGTGAATCGACTACGGCAGTGACGGGGGTGCCCCGTACAGCTCTGCCCTGGATGGATAACACCTTCAGACGTTGGATCGCGGTAGGCACTGCAGCCAAATTGTACGTCTACGATTCAGCTGCCACGCTAACCGATATAACACCTACCGGCTTCACGGCTGGCCGTGAAAGCGCAAATCCTAATGTAGGCTACGGAAACGCGGTCTATGGATTTTCAACATACGGGGATCCGCGTCCAGACCTTGGTATTCCGGAGCCGGCCACGATCTGGTCTTTCGATCTGTGGGGCGAAAATCTCGTAGGCTGCACTCCGGACGATGGCGATGTCTATGAGTGGGATGCGAGCACAGCCGCACCCGCGAGTGCGATAGCTGCTAGGATAGCCAACTCGCCTCAGTTCGCGATTGCTACGGCAGTTACCAGTGAACGCATCCAGATGGTGTTCGGAGGCACCCCTTCCGGGGGAGCTGAAGCTGATCGGGATCGGCGCCGAATCTTCTGGTCCGACTCAGAAGACAATACCGATTGGACGCCTACCACTACCAATCAGTCTGGCGATCATGTTCTCGACACTGAAGGCGATCTGTTAGGAGCCGTTAAGGTCAGAGATCGTCTTTTGATTTTCACTACCATAGATGCTCACCTAGCCACTTATGTAGGGTTGCCCTACGTCTATTCGTTTGACCGCGTAGGGGACGCCTGTGGCCCTGTCAACATCAACGCGGTAGCCGTGGCTGGTCCTACAGCCTACTGGATGGGTCGATCAGCTCAGGGATTCTTTAAGTACGATGGTAACCTTCAATCGATCCCATGTGACGTTGAATCGTATCTGGTGACCCAGATGAACCAGGCCCAGGCGAGCAAAGTAGTCGCCTGGCACAACACGCTGTTCAACGAGATTTGCTGGTTTTATCCCGGCGATGGCACCGAAGTCGATGCCTACATCTCCTATAACTATGCAGAAGAGCATTGGTCGGTAGGGACGATGGCCCGGACTGCCGTTATGAGTCGCGGCATCTTCTTGCATCCGATCCTGTTCGATTCAGATGGCAATCCTTACGAACATGAAGTGGGCAACACCTACGAGGACACCGGCGAGGCCGTGGCGCTTGGTGCCGATCCGGTCGCCACGACAAGCACTTCAAATGCGATTATCCAGGTTACTGATGCCGCCGGTCACGGTACGGAGATTGGAAACACCGTGAAGTTGGGCGGTGCTACTGCGGTTGGAGGGATCACAGCGGCTCGGATTAATGTTGAGGTGACGGTTGCCTCCGTACCCACACCGACCACGTTCACTGCGGATCTCGGTGGCTCAAACGCCTCAAGTGTGGCAACGGGTGGCGGTTCCAATGTGACTGCGATATACACTGCTGGGCCTACGTTTGTACCCTATGTGGAATCTGGACCGATAGAGCTCGGTAATGGCGACCGCGTTCTGTCTGCGACCAGTTTGATCCCAGACGTTACCAGCTTAGGCGACATCACCACTACGTTCTTTACGAGGCTGTACCCGAACGATTCTGATACCACTTATGGGCCTTTCACCATGACAGACCCAACCAGTGTCCGCTTCACGGGACGCACCTGTCGCATGAGATGTACTAGCGATTCAGCTGCTGCGTGGAATGTTGGAGTGCCCAGGCTCGAGCTCCAGCCAGGAGGTAGGCGATGAGCGTTTCAGCGCCGTCTGGAGTGAGGCGCCTAACCCTGGCACCAGCTCAGAATGAATATGATCGCATGACTCAAGTGTCCAATAACACGGCACTCGAAGAAGCTGATCACACAAATTTCAAACACTTCCAAGACGTAGACCTGGCGAACAATGAACGGCTGATATTGAAGAGTGCTAACGGCACTCGATACCAGGTAGTCGTTTCCGATGCCGGCGCCCTGTCAACGAGCTCGGTCTGATGAGATCAGTTGACCAGAATGGTTTCGCAGAAACATGGGAGCGTTGCAAGCCCTACTTAGAGGCTGCACTCAATAAAGCGGGTAATGAGTATACGATAGACGATGTTTTAAGGGATATAGAAGATGACCATGCAATTTTTTATCCCGTCAAAAGCGGAGCAGCGGTTTTTAGACTTGCCCTGTATCCCCAGAAACGGATACTTCGCCTCTGGTTAGCTGGTGGTGACATGGATGCAAACATCGATGCGGTATTAGAAGCTGCAGAATTTCACGCCCGTGAGCATGACTGTGCCGGAATAGAAATAGGTGGCAGAAAAGGCTGGGAACGAGTTTTGAAGCCATATGGTTACGAACATAGATGCGTAGTCCTTGTTAAGGGCTTAGGAGGCTAAGATGAATTGGTGGGGCGACGATGATGCTAGTGATAACCCTATGCGAAATGTGCAACTCACAAGTGTCGCAGGAAGAGATCCGGCGTCCGAAGCTCGCCAGACCGATTTTTGGAACCAGGCACAGGAGTATGCTGATACGTCACCGTTCCAGGCTCAGTACGGAGGCCCGTCAGCTATGCCTGGCCTTGGCGCGATGTCGCAACGAGGGCAGCAATATCTAACCAACCAGATCCTCGGCCCCGGCGCATACTCTCAAGGCTACAGTAAATCAGATCCGCGAACACAAGATCCAGATTTCGTTGGACAGAACCTCGGCTTCACTCAGTACCAAGCACCGCAAGAAGGCTATGACTACGGCCAACGCTGGCCGTCACCGGATTGGGCCTACGATCCTAGAATAGAAACCGTGCCTTCGGGCCGCTCGGCAGTGACAAAAAAGGGCGTTGTTCGATACACC